TCTAAAATATCAGAACCAAACATTTCCTCTTCCGTCCAACCGAGTGCCTTTTCAAGTTCGGGGTTTATTGCTTTAACTTTACCATTGCGGGAACAGGACATTGGATTGGGACTATGGTAAAAAGTCCAATTCCATTGTTTCGTGATGTTTTCAAGTAGTTTAGCCATCTCTCCAAAGGCTTCTGGGTGGGGGAAATAGGTTAAATCACCTTTTTCGAGTTCTTCATTCTTTTTTGTCAATACATCAATTTGATTGAGCAAATTTGTTTGTAGCCTCACGTCCATGTTATTTTTTCTCTCCATTCTTTGGGGGTTATATAGGGGGTGATCTGAGGGAAGGTCGAAATAATCAGGTGTTACCTCAACGCTGTTGCAAATAGAATAAAGCGCACGTTGACTCGGATTACGTGTCCCCTGTTCGTACTGGGAAACAACACTGGAACTGATTCCGCAAATTTTTGCAAAATCAGTTTGTGTAAGAACCAGTTTCTTTCGCAGGGATTTTATTCTCTCCATGTTTGTCGACTGTTTTGTCATATTAATCTCTCCATTAATATTATGTTAAAAAGGTCTTATTATCAAAAAACGCTTGCACTAGTTTTGCAAGGTTTGTAACTTCTCAAGTCTCATTTAAGACTATTACGGAAGGTAAGTTAATGCATAATACAACAGAAGTTCAAGAGCTATTTTATAAGGTGAATGAAGTCGCTGACATATTACAAACGACCCCCAAAACAATACGTGGATATATCACTGGAAAGATTCTAAGGGCACACAGATTACCATTTAAGGGTGGGTACCGTATACATAAGGATGACCTGATTTCTTTTTTGGAGGGACTTCGACTTGCAAAATAAATATTTAGAAAACTATTTCCCGAATACTGTTCGTCAGACAACCCCATTGGGTCGAGCTTACAAAGACCTTACTGATGACAGTGACCATCCATTCCTTGCCCTCTCTGTCACCACAATACTCGGATTGACGTTGGCAAAGGGCATAGGGTTTGACCAGTGGCTAAAAAACAATGGTCGATTCAGTGATTGGATCAGGGATTATAAAGCTCATATGGGTACAGCCGTTCATATTATGTGTGAAGACCTTTACAATGGTAAGGAAGTCTCTCTCTCCGACATCCAATACCAGATTCAGCGTCACCTCACTAAGCAAGACATTGCTGAGGGGGGTGGACACGCTAAGGTGGAACGCACCGTTAGGCTGTACCTTGAGAGCTTTCTCAAGTTTTATGAAGACAATGAGATGACCACGTGGAAAACTGAATTACAATTATTTGACAGTAGGGTTCCCTATGCTGGCACCGTTGATTGGGTTGGAAAACTCAATGGTGAGCCCAGCATATTAGACATTAAGACAGGCGCAGAGGTAGACAGCCACGAGTACCAGCTTATTGCCTACGGCTTGTTGCATAACTATATGTTCCCCAAGAATAAGATCAAAAAATTATACACCTTATACATAAAGAGTGGGTACAGGATTAAGCCAACCTATAAGCTGGCTGAGGTTAGCTGGGATTTAAGTGAGGACTGGAGACGGATTCTCAGGCTTGCACTTAGTATCCATGGTAAGAAGGGGATATGGAAATTTCCCAAGAGGTTTGAGCCTCGAAAGACTTTCAAACTAACAGAAGGAGCTAATAATGGCTAAAAAACAGTACAACAGAGTAATGAGTGGTGGGTTGTGGAAATCGGATGGTGATAACCCCGAGATTGTGCTTAGTGGAAACGTACAAATGGCAAGTGAGATAGAAAGACTGAAAAAGGCTGGTGAAAAAGAGCCCTATTCAAAGGCTGAAAGATACTCAGCAACCGTTTTTAAAAATGCGGATGCTACAGGTAAACAGCCTGAGTTTAATTTGGTTATTTCAGAGGTACGAGGAGAGGACGACGGGTTACCCTTCTAGGATGACCTTTAATGAGTTATGCGAGATGACTGCTGATATGACAGTGGATCAAACAATCGAATTGTATTCACAACATTCCGATAAGGACTGCATTGCCTGTTGTGGTGGTGGTCACTCGTATGACTTTGTTGAAAATTATGTCGAGCCCTGCTGGTGTCTAAAAGTGGACTATAACTAAAACAAAAGACATGTAATGCAGAAAAGATATAACAATTGAAACATACCAACCAAGCCAGCGCACATGAATATTGATTTATCCTTTTCAGAGTGTTTAAACGGGGCGAATGTGGGAACGCTACGCCATCTAGAGTCGATCTTTAGAGGACGAACTAGTCGATTCCCCCACAAATTCCCAGAGCAAGGACTATTATATCATCAGCAAGGTGCAATTGCCGAGCTGGCCTTCGCAAAGCTCAGTGATTGCTACTGGGCACAGCACGTCAACAGATTTCACGAAGAAGATTTAAGAGGTATTGAGGTGCGCTTTTCCAATCGAGACGACACTAAGGTTAGACCTGATGATCATAATATATGGATCGTATCTATGGGAGGGGAACTGCCCACCTATAAGTACAAGGGTTGTATATATAGTGAAGAGGCTAAACGACCTGAATGGGAGAAAGATTTTGGTGGGTACGGTAAGCCCGCATTTTTTGTACCCAACGAATATTTAGACAGTGATCTTCCCCCTACATATAAAGAGGAGGCACTGCCATGAAGTCTAGGGCATTTGAAGGAATATGGATTCCGGCTGAGGTTATGAGGTGTGAGGATATGACCATCCACCAAAAGCTGGTGTTCAGTATGGTCTCAAATCTGTCCACTGACTCTGAGCCCTGCTATGCCAGTAACCAGTACATCGGCAAGATACTTGGGATTCACCCCACCCGTGTTAGTGTTCATATTAACAACCTAAAAAAACTTGGATTTATTAAGGTTCTTATGGAGCGGGATAAGAAGGCTCATGTCACCAAACGACTTTTATACCCAATAGCTGAAATGCGCTTTCGCATAGCCCCCCTAAGCGGAACCGCTAACGGGGTCTCAGACGGAAACCTAATTAGCGGAACCGCTAAAGAGATAATAAAGAGTTATAATAAAGAATATAATAAAGATACAGATAATTCAATTAAGATAATTAAGGATAGGGAAGGTGATGAAGCCTTTGAATTATTTTGGAAAACTATTCCATCCATTAGAAGGATAAATAAGCCTCTCACCAAAAAACATTGGCAGGAGGCAGTACATAAGGAAAGCGTGGGGAAGATACAGGGGGCGATGGAGCTTTTCGTCGAGCGGGTTGAACCACAATTTATAAAGACCAGCTACAACTGGCTTAAGGAGGAGAGATGGAAGGCCGTCCCTCCCAAACAGGAAAAAGTAAGGAAGGGGTTTGAGTATGTCTAATGAAGATTTATTGACCACCATGTTTGCAGTTCATGGGAAGAGGGCGATGGATGCACAGTTTAATGAGTACCTAAAGATATTTGACAGGCTGGGGAATGAAAAAGCAAAAAAAATATTCCAGCACGTTAGAGACCATGAGGATCGGTTCCCAACAATTAAACAGTTATGGGGCATTGTTAATTCCCTTGGCCTAACAAACAAAACCCCATCCCACCTAAGAGTTTATGATGACTGCTACTATTGTGGAGGGGTAGGGTATGTGCCTTTCCTGATTAGCCCCAAGAGAGACAAGAGGGTAAATAATTATAACACGGAAATGTATGCGTGCAAGTGCAGTGCGGGGCAAGATGTCCCTGATAGTATGAAAAGATATTTTGAGACATTCAAGGAATTACAATTTGATGAGGTGATTGATGGGCACAACTATCCCCAGCTTATCACAAGAAAGCAACAAAACTTTTCAGACCAACTGCACAAGGAGAATAACTATGTCGCAGATACCAACCCAAAAACAAATCAGAGACACACTAGCACACTGGACAATGGAAACCTTAGAAAAGAACTTAAGACGATTACAGAGAGAAATTTTGAGGCTAAAGCTAGGTAAAGGAAGTCAAACTGTTATACAGCACCTCCAACAAGAGTTCGACAATACAAAGGGAACACTAGATGCATTTCAGGAAAAAAGGGAGAATCAAGAGAACGTGGACGGACAACCTATTCAGCAGATACATCAGAGAGAGGGCTGACTGGAAGTGTCAGCACCCCGACTGCGATAAGACGTTCGATAAGAATGATAGTAAGCAGGCTCGAAAGTTGCATTGTTGTCATATTGGTTATGGTCGTGGGCATATTCCTACTCGTTGGAATGAGTATAACTGCCTTGCTCTTTGTATGTATCACCATGATTGGGTTGATCAGCATCCTTTCCTTGCTCTTAGCTTATTGCA